TAGTAGGGGGGTACCTCCCCCCGATGGCACACATTTTCCCCAACAAAGTCCGATTTATTGGACACTGCACACTATAGGCCGTCATTGTATAATACAGTGCAAAATATCACACCTATAATTGAACAAAATATGTTTACATAAAAAATTAGGTCAGCCTAACTACATATTATTTACAAAAAGTTAATATATTGTTCACAATTGCATTTTCAATACTTGATATAATTTGAACACAAGGAAAGGAGATGAGGGTCGTGTTGATGAAAGACCTATGCAGACAAAAAATATTTGAATGCGTTAGAAGATGATGATGAAAATTCGATATCTTTCTGGGCAACTATTACTAGTATAGCGAATATTAGTTATGATGAGGGGTATAAAGATGGACAGCAAAAACGAGAGACTACAAAAACTTAAAAATCATTTATATGGTTATCGGGAGTGGTTGATGTGTGTTGGTGAACGGTTTTCAACTGATATTAACACTCCAGAAATGGCTAGTCTTGAAATAGAATTATGTAATATTATAAATTCACTTAATAATTGTATTATGCATTTAACAAAAGGAGGATTTTAATGGTAAATTATAAACATTATAAATGGAGTGATATCTTGGGGTTTTTTCCTAATATGAAATATCACCATACGGCAGTAAAGCCCTATGCTAAATTAGATACAGATTTTAAACCGTATCGGGGGTATTACGGTATAGGTTTTATTAAATTTGAAAAGACTAATGACAGAAGAAAACTGTTATGCCATTACTATTTAATTTATAATTATAAATATGTATATGTAGAAAATAACAATGAGCGTTCACATATACTTTATTTTAGTAGAAAAGTAGATGTTGAAAAATATGTTAGAAGTTCTGAAAAAGCCGAAACAAAATTAACACTTAAGCCAATTACACTCACTCCTGATTTTTGGGGGCTTGATTAATGAGTGTTAACCTTGATTATGTATCGGGGCTTACTCCGGGTGAGATATCTCGTATGAGTACAGTTGAGATACATAACTTATTACAATACTCAAGAAAACGCGCTAATGAGCGATTACGCCGGCTTGAAAAAGCGGGGCTTGATATTATATCTCCGGAATACGGATTAGTTAAGGCTGGAGGAAAACGCGGTCAGGGACGAATTTCAGGCCGCAAACAGTCCCGAGGTGCTATGATACGTGAGCTTATGAGAGCACAAGGAATATTAAGGTCTGAAACGTCTACCGTAAAAGGGGCGAGAGCTTTTAAAAAAGGTGTAGAAGAGCGTTTAGGTCATAGTCTTACTAATGAACAGTTTAAAGAACTATTTTCTAAATATGATGAATTTAAAAACAGTCATTATGCTTGGTTTGCTCAATATGGTAGTGAACGTTTGCAAAAACTCATAGCATCCGAGTTAAAAACGGGGGATATATCAATTGACGATTTATTATCAGCCGTGAAAGCTGATTATAAAAACAATATGTAAAAGGAGAATAAAAAAATGTTGAACGTAGTAATTTTAGAAGGCAGATTAACAGCTAAACCGGAAGGAAGAAAAACACAGAAGGGAGACCCGGCCACGTTATGGACAATGGCGGTTAATCGTGATTTAAAAGACCAGCCTTGTGATTTTGTCGATTGTGTAGCGTTTGGGAAATTGGCATCTATTATTTATAACAATTGTGACAAGGGTACTAAAATTATTGTACACGGTAGAATGACGGTAAGAGACTACACAAATAAAGACGGTAATAAGGTTAGGAAAACCGATGTTATTGTAGACCGTTTTTATTTTAGTGATGTGCGACAGGTGGAGCAGAGCGACAACGACGTTATACCCTTTTAATGTCTTATGCGGTTATACTCGGATATAGCCGTATGGGAGATAGCACAACAGTTTAAAAATGTAGATATTATAGAATGTAAAAAGATAAAATATTATAATTGTGCTTGTTCGTTTGATATTGAAACATCGTCATTTTATATTAATGATGAGGAAAGAGCTTGTATGTATGCTTGGGCGGTTTGTTTAAACCGCCTTTGCATATATGGCCGTGAGTGGTGGGAGTTTGTTGAATTAATTAATACCTTACATGATATTCTGGATACTGAAGACAAACACTTGATTATCTATGTACATAATTTAGCCTATGAATTTCAGTTCATACGGCGGTATTTTAGTTGGTCTGATGTGTTTGCACGTGAACGGTATAAGCCAATGAAAGCTGTTATCACACTAGGCATAGAGTTTAAATGCTCATATTTTTTAACTAATTATTCTCTTGCCAGTGTGGCTAAAAATCTGCATAGTCATAATATACGGAAATTAAAAGGTGATTTAGATTACAGGCTAATCAGACACAGCACTACCCAGCTATCACAGGCCGAGCTTCAGTATCTTGAAAATGACGTATTAATTGTAGTGTATCTAATTGAAGAGGAAATAGAGCGGAACGGAGATATAGCGCACATTCCTTTAACCGCAACTTCTTATGTACGTAGACGTTTAACTGATGCTTTTTATCCTAAAAATGATAAGCGGCAGTGGCACAGCTCATACAGGCTGATACACAGTCTTACAATTAGCGATGCCGAAGAATATAAACAACTTGTAAGGGCTTTCGCCGGTGGGTTTACGCATGCCGGATGCTATTACAGCGGTAAAAAACTCAGAAATATATCAAGCATTGACTTTTCAAGCTCATATCCTGCTGTAATGGTACATTATAAATATCCTATGAGCAAAGCTAAATATTTTCATAGGTGCACCGAGGAATATTATCGTTATTTATGTAAGTATTATTGTACGATAGCAGATGTTACATTTTATAACATTGAGCCTATCTTTTATAATGAAAATATCATATCATTCAGTAAATGTTGGAATGTAGAAAATGCATATTTAAATAACGGTCGTGTATGGTCGGCTGATAAGCTCACTATATCAATAACTGAGGTAGATTTTGAAGTTTTTGAAAAATTTTATAAATGGTCTGACTTGGAAATTGTCAATGTACGAACATATATTAGGGGTTATCTTCCTAAGCCGTTTATTGAAACTCTCGCATATCTGTACCGAGCCAAAACCGAGCTTAAAGGGGTATCGGGCAGTGAAATTGAATATATGCACGGCAAGGCTGATTTAAACAGTACTTACGGATGCACCGTTACAAGCATTGCACCCGATGTAATTGAATATAATACTGAGTGGACTAAAAAAGACCCTGACTTTGACGATGTATTATCAAAATATAATGCTAAAACATTACGAACTTTATATTACCCGTGGGGTGTATATGTGACCGCTTATGCGCGCAGAAATTTGTTTTACGGTATTTTAGAGTTTGGTGACGATTATGTATATTCAGATACCGACAGTATTAAATGCCTTAATTACGAAAAACATCTTGATTATATACAGTCATATAATGAAAGGTGCGTGGAGCTCTCACAATCGATATGCCGCCATTATAGTTTGCCCCTTGATACATTTTCCCCTAAAGATAAAAAAGGGCGTGTACGTCATTTAGGCGTGTGGGATTATGAGGGGGTTTATACTAAGTTTAAAACACTTGGAGCTAAACGGTATTTATGGAAAAAAGAAGATACAACATATTTTATGACTGTATCGGGTGTGCGGTCTGCAGTGGCAATTCCGTATTTACTTACATTAAGTGGAGAGCCGGAGGATAATTTTAATGAGACACTTAACCTACCGGCCGGGAAAAGCGGAAAAATGATACATACATATATTGACGATGAAACAGAGGGAATTATAACCGACTATCTGGGTAATACAGGATATTTTCACGAGTTATCTTCAATTCAATTAAAGGAAAGCGGCTATGATTTCAGCTTGAAAAATGATTATATCAAATTTTTAGATAACATACACAATAATAATATAATTGACAATGGGTTGACATAATACAAAAACAACTATATAATCATAAATAAGGTAAGCCCCACATTGACAGCGAATAAAGTGGAATACAGGGAAGCACGGCCGAAAGCCGCCCGACACTTGCGGAGTATGCTAACCGCGCTTGTTGTCGGTGTGGGGAGCTTCCATTTAAGGGGGTGAATTTACTGAGTAAATATTATAACGGAGCCGGAGTACTTAACGCCGGGATGCCTATTAATTTTTGTGTCGGTAACCGGTCCACGGGTAAATCTTATTATTGGAAAAGGTATGCTGTCCGTGATTATCTCAGAAACGGAAACCAATTTATTTACGTCAGGCGTTACCAAAACGACATAGATTTAGTTACTGATAGTTACTTCAAGGATATAGGGCAAGAACCCGACTTACTACCCCACAAGCTGGAATTAATTGACAATACATTTTATTGTGACGGTGAAGTTATGGGAAATGCTATCAGTTTATCTACCGCATACAAATATAAATCAGTACCGCACGATAATACTAACACAATAATACTTGATGAATTTCTCCCCGACAATCTACAATATCTTAAACCAATGCGGCCGACATATGAGCCGGAACAGGTGTTAAATTTATATATGACAGTAGCACGAGGAAGGAATAGACCGATACGCGATGAGGTAAAAGTTATATGTATTGCTAACCTTGTTACTTTATACAATCCATATTTTGCATATTTTGGGATTGAGCCTACAGGTTTAGGACGGTTTAAAAATGACGGTGTATATTGTGAGATATTCAAAAATGATGAAATAGCTGAGGAAATCAGGAACAGTAAAATAGGCAGGATATTGGAACGGACAACTTACGGCAGTTATGCATTGGATAATGCCGCATTACTTGACAGCAAGAGACATATTGTAAAGCGGTTGCCTGCTAAGGTGTATGTATGGTTTTGTCTCTGGTTTAATGATTGGTATATGTGTTATATAGATGACGAGGATAATATATATTTTAAAAAAGGATATGATAAGACAGCTAAAAACAAATATGCGGTAACACCGCCGGAACACGATATAAACATACCGTTATTCACAGGGACAGTATTAAAAGCGGTTAGGCGATACAATGACCTTGACCGTATTTATTATTTATCAGGCGATGCCAAAAGTAATATAGGAGGTATTTTATAAAATGAGCACTGATATTATTGAGACTACAGAAGACACCAGAGACGAACAGGGACCTATTGATGAAGCCTCCGAAGTCGAAGTAAATCCGGCTGATGAAGCACCAGAAGCCGAAGTAAATCCGACTGATGAAGAGCTTAAGCAGTTAAGAGAAGAGATACAAGCATTGCGCGAGTATCTTTCTAAGAAATTCACCGAAAGTGAAAGGGGGGATGCAGGAGAAACAGACCCAATAGAAGACTACCTAAACAGCGACAACTCATTAACCCACAGAATTTTAGAAAAGTATGAAAGGATGAAGTAAAAGACAATGGCATTTAATACAACTAACAGCACATGGTCTCAGGTTGCCAATAAACAGGCGTACAATGAAATGACAGCCGGCAATCTGAACAGTAAAACACTAGTCACTAAATATGACCCGATTTATAATAAACTTGTAGAGCAGATTAGCTATACAATGTACAGGAAGCTGAGGTATACTCAGAATTGGACTAATTTAGGCCGCAACGCCCCTGAAAACGCATATCCCGGTATACTCAGAGAGCTTGTAATGGCACAGCGTAAGGGTATGAACTACGCTATGGATAATGAAACACGTCCTACGTCTCTCAATAGTTACGCTATATATGATGATGATATAGACGTTAGATACCATAGCGCACAGCTTCGCTGGATGTACCCGTGGACAATCTATGATGAAGAACTGAGACGTTTTAGCGGCGGTAACGGTACTACAATAGCCGAACTTACAGAAATGAAGATGATTAACGCCATTAATGCCCGTAATCTCTTTATGGATAATCTTAGAAAAGAAACGCTTAAGATGCTGATACAGAATGCGGCTACACCGTTTAAAATGGGCATTGATATATCCGACTTTGACAGCCTTACTACGGATAATGCTAAGAAATGGCTCAACTCCATTGATAATCTTCTGTTTACACTTCAGGTAGGTACATCGCTGTACAACGGTAACCACTACTATATGCAGACTCCAAAATCTGACCTTGTTGTTGTAATCCCCAGAGAGTATTACATGAACGTAATCAGAAAAGCGTTCCCCGATACCTACAACCCGGAGAGCTTCCAGAACATTCTGCCGGATAATCTTATACTCATTGACACTCTCGGATCTGCTGACGTAGCAAAGTCTTCAGCGGCTACAACTCCGCTAGTACCGACTTGGGACAGTGTAGGTATGAACCTTCTTAATTATGATAAGGATACTGACGTTACAATTCCGTTTAATGCTGATTATCAGGCGGTCATTATGCACCGTGACGCTATGGGATTTGAAGATAATCTGTCCGAAACACTGTTCGGGCCCAAGGACATCGAGAAGTTAGCTACGCCGGTCCGGTCTCATTTCTGGACTAAAGCATATTATACCGACTTACTTCCCTCTATAGTAATTTCAAAAAGCGCAGAATAAGACTAATTTGAAAGGAGAACTATAATGGCTCTAAAACGTATATTTAATTTGAATTATGCAGGGGGTATTAAATTTAGAATTTCTAATGTAACCGAAACTATCAGGCTTGAGGAAGGCGGCTCAGGTGTTGAAATTGCAACAATAGAAGCAGGGTCAGGGTGGACTAGTACCAATGAACTGTTCGTAGGAATCTTTATCGGCAATACTTTAATTGCTGGGGGAGTAGCGGCCTCCATTGGCGGTGGTAATGGGTGGTGGTTTGGTACTGATGAAGCCGGTGATTTACAGATAATCAACACCTTTATACTTAATAGTCAGACCACATATAGTTTTTATGCTGACATTCCAGAAGCAACTTCATCTTCAATCACTGTATCCGGTACGCTTGTGGAAAGCGTTAAAGTCAATAACGGCGCGGCGCAGTCGGTGCCCCATACATTTGACCTTAATGCAGGCAGTAACACAATGGTAATTGAAGGCTCGCCCCGACTTGAAATGCTTGCAATTGAAGGCGATTACGATAGCGTTACATATGGCAGTAGCTCATATCCGAAACCGGCAGATATTACACTTGACCCGGCAACTTCCGTATTAACCGTAGTTAACCCGGTAAAAGAAATAACAGTAAAGTACACTGATACAAATGAACCGACTGTAACAGTTACTACAACTATGTAAAAGGAAGGTGACGAAATGGCAAGCGGCCAGATAAAATTTAATGCCGATAGTAATAAAACTGTAACCGTTAGCGGCTCTACATATTCCATAAAATGGCCAGACACGTTTCCTGAGGGATTATCAATTCAGATTAATGAAATTGAGGTTACACCGGGGAGCACTACCCAGCTAACCGCTGACGCTGTGGTAACAATGCAAAGCACAGAGCCAACAGATACTACACTCACTGTTACATATACCAGTGCAGGAAGTGTTACCCTTGATAGTCAGCCGGTTACTAACGGGCAGAAGGTTACACTATCTAAAGGTGACCACACAATGGATTTTGTGGGAGCTAGTGCAATACCCGAAGTTCAGATAAACGGCAGTGGAATACAGTCATTTACTGTAAATGGCGGTGAGCATCAGTCTACAGAAATTCCGTACACTTTTACACCGATAGCAGGACAGGTTAATAGTGTATATGTAACCGCCGCCGGTGAAGGCACGGCGCATCTTAATATGGTAGGAACAAACATAGCAGAAGTAAACGTAAATGGTACACCGCAGAAATTACCGTTGTCTATGGATATTAATGGTACTACCAATATAGCGGTAGCAGGTGAAGTATATCAGGTTGACTTAACATCTCAGGGCGGTGCTGTTATTAAAAACGGCAATGCTACTTTAACTGACGGTACTACACCTTTCCACCGTATCATAGATATTACACAAGATACGTATATTAATATTGATGCAACCCATATATTGACCGTTACGGGTGAGGATATTAAGGAAATACGTATAAACGGCCTTAAGTATGAACCCGATGCACTTCCTACAACAATACGTAACAAAGCTATGACAGCTACAGTTGATATTGTTGGATATGACCCCAGTGAAATACATATCACGGGTAACTATATTGAGACCATAACACTTGACGGTAATGATATACCAGTAGGTGATAGCGGCTCAGTTGACCTTGAAATAACAGCACGTGAAGAAAATCATTTTGTTAATATCATGGGAAGTCAGCCCCGTGAGTATGGTATTACATGGAATGATAACGGCAGTACATCGATGCTTATGGACGGTAAGAAGCAGACAAGTGGTACAACATCATTTATTAAAAAAGATGTATACATATCAGCTACCCCTTCGCCTGTACCTGTTCATATTGAAGCGTCAGAAGATGCTTTTATTTCTGTAAACGGAAAACGCTGGAATGCAAATGACTTTGTAATACAGGTAGACAGTGCAACCGAACTGGATATAACTACCGAAACATGTAATCTTACGGTTGATTATGGAGACAATAGCTACAGTCTTTTAGTGCCGTCCAGCATGATTACAATAGCCGCTCCACATCGTGACGGCTGGATATTCGACGGCTGGAGTAGTAACAATGTAGGTATAGTCAATCCTAAATCTGTAAAATGCAATATTGACCTTACCGGCAAGAGCGTTGCTAATCTGGTATGTCATTATCAGCGGTGGGAGACCTGCAACAAGCCGAATATATGGAACTAATTTTTATGGTTGAAATTATAGTTGCAGTTATAACAGTTATCGGCGTTATTATTTCAAATTACTTTTCCAATAACTCCACCAGAAAATTAATATTGTACCGGATTGACCAGCTCGAACATAAGGTTAATAAACATAACAACTTAATCGACCGTGTTTACCAACTGGAAAATCGAGGAAATATTATAGAAACAAAAATTGAAAGGCTTGAAAAATGAACGATATCGACATTTTAATTAATTGCGCTAAAGACGAAGTAGGTTACACGGAAAGCCCCGTAGGCTCAAATAAAACAAAATACGGTAAATCATACGGCGTTAACGGCGTACCTTGGTGCGTTCAATTTGTATGGTGGTGTTTTAGGCAGTCTAATTTATCCCCTCTGTTCTACGGAGGGGGTAAGACTGCAAGTTGTGGCCAGCTCAAGACGTATGCGGTAAATCATAATCAATGGATAACATCCGATTATAAACGCGGTGATTGTGTGATTTTCGATTTTGCCCATACAGGAAGCTATACAGACCATATCGGGATAGTATATGATACCGATGACGTATATGTATATACAATCGAGGGTAACACATCATCTAACATCTCAGGGTCACAAGATAACGGTGGATGTGTCGCCCTAAAACGCCGTAGTAAAACTCTAGTACACGGGGCGTACCGCCCTTTATACAAAGGAGACGACTTAATGACAGGCAAAGAAATATATGAAGAATTACAAAAATATACTTCTTCTTTATCAATCCCCGATGATGTGAAAGAAGAATATGAAGAAGCAGTTAAAGCCGGAATAACAGACGGTTATAATCCTTGTCAGCTCATCCCGCGTTGGCAGGCGGCTTTAATGGCCTACAGGGCTAAACCTAAAAGAAAGGGGAAAGCAAAACATGAACTTTAACGATATTGTTACGAAGATAACAAGCAGAAAATTTCTATCTGCTATAGCTGTTATAATCGCGGGTCTGTGTATGGCGTTCGACGTTGACCGTGAAACGATTGAAAGTATTGCGGGGGTACTTACGTCCCTAATAGCTACAGTCGTTTACACTGTCACGGAAGCATCTATTGACAAGGCAGACGTCCAGAATAAAACTGACGAAAGGGGTGGGGAGTAATGCCCTACCCCTCTTTTTCGGGCAGTGTAGATATTTCAATCTGCTGTAATACGCCTTACGATATTATAAATGTACCTATAGTATCACAGATGATATATGAGGAGGCCGGACATAAATTAGATACTACCGGCTATATGGTATGGCAAACACAATATCTATCCAGTATCAAAGTTAATATAGATAACTATGCCGACATACAGGGGGCGCAATATATAGTTATATATGATAAGTCCGACAATGATGTATTTGAATACTGGTATCAGGTATTGGCTTTTAAAATGGTATCTAATAAGACCGTGGAATTTACATTGCAGTATGACCCTTTGTTAACATTAAATTTAGCGGATATTACAGGTATAACAGGATTTATGAAACGGTGGAGTGTAGGTGATGATAACCCCCTGTTATGGATTAATACGCCCGAACCTATAAACCGCGCTAGTGATTATGTATACTCTTATACACGTCTTAGAGGCCATATAGCCGAACAGTTACAATTTAATTCAATTACAGGTTTTCCATATAATATGGCCGCTGACGGAACCGTTACAACATATTTCCCCGTAAGTGAAGGGCTGGATATAAAAAATTATGCTATACCTAAATTCAGCAATACTACACCAACTAAATTTGGCCTGATTGATAACTTTATATCTATAAACTCATTTGAAGACGGTCTAAAATATTTTGTATGGAAAAATAACGATATCGTAAAAAGTAACTACTCAGCCGCTATAGGGTACGGTATGGACATAGGCGGCGTAGGTTATTCACTACCACTAAGCCCCTTAATTTCATATAATCCGCAAGACGGAAGCGCAGGGTACAACTCAATTACAGGCAATGTTGGACACTATGACACTGACCATGTATTAGAGAAAACCGGATATAATAACCGTAAAGCCGGCGAAATGGGCTTAATGTTCACACTGTATAATGAATTTACAGGCGACAGTGTTACAGTACAAAACTACGATATAGCACAGTATAAAAAATTATCAGTTGATGTATTATGTAATCCTTATGTTACCGGTTGTTTTATGGCGCGTATACACGGATATATGGATGATGAAAACGGTAATACCGGCCTTGTTCGTTCGTGCGGTTGGGCGCCGGTCTCATTGCAGTCAGGCGTTGGAGCTGGACAGTTAATGAACGACTTTAATTTAAAAGCCGCGCAGGACGTTGTTACAACATCAACAAATATGGCTAATGCTGGAGCTAATCTTTCTTACCAGTATGCAACCGATACCTATTACAATAATACCTTGCTTAACGGCCTTGATAGTTTCTTGTCTACTATGGGCAATCTTTTCACAGGCAATGTAGGCGGTGCCGTAAGCTCATTTACAAATTTCCTTACGGGAGATATAAGGCCGCGTACCGCATATGAATATGCCGGACAGGATTACTTGCTTACTATGCAGAAAAACGAGGCAATGAAAAAGCTTCAAATGAACAAGCTTGCGTTTCAGGGTAATATTAACAGTGCTCAGCCTCCTGCAATCAAATACGCTCAGGCATCAGCCTATTACGGTACTGCATATGACTTTTGTATACGTGAAACGTCCCTAAGCTCATTTGACCGTCTGAGAGCCGATACATTCTTTACGGCCTACGGCTATAACGTAGATAGCTATATGTTATCATCGTTCAACTTCTTAAGGACCCGTGAACGGTTTACGTTTATACAGGCTGACGACGTGAGAATTATTGACACATTACGCCCTAACCTTTTACAAAAGATTATGGACTATCAGGCTGTACAGTATATACAAGACCGTTTCTCAGCAGGTCTGCGTATCTGGATGAAACGCCCTGACTATGACTACAGCACTCCTAACCCCATTAGATCCGGATATACTCCAATAGACCCCGATGTATGGGAGCCTGATATTCCTAATGTTGTTGACCCTACACCGGTTGAACCGTTCCCCGACCCGTCTACCAATGCACAGCGCATTATTAATACAGCGTTGGCCGAAGAAGGAGTTAAAGAAACCGGTATCAATAACGTAAAATACAACACCGAATATTACGGACGTGAAGTCAATGGGTCAAAATATGCTTGGTGTGCTGTATTCGTATGGTGGGTATTTGCCCACGCCGGATTATCTGAGTTGTATTGTGGCGGTGCTAAACAGGCAAGCTGTACCGAGGCACGAAAGTATTATGAACGGCGTAATATGAATATAGACCCACACGATGCACGGCCCGGCGATTTAATATTTTTTAATTTTGGTGGTGACGCTTGGAGCATTTCAAGTCATATAGGTATATGTGTAAAAAATAACGGCAACAGCTTACAGACAATTGAGGGTAATACATCCAATAATAAAGTTGAAATGAAAACCCGATATTTTAGTACAATAAACGGAGCCGCTAGACCCTATAAAGATTAAAAGAGGTGATTAAAATGGGTAGAAGAAGATGCAGGGGCGAAGGTCTGCCCCTCACAATGCCGGATAAAACAGCCGAATATGCGGGATATCAGTGGGATTTAGATAAACCCCAGTGTGGAACGTCCCAAATGTTCCCCATATTTAAAGACAGTATATACCGACTTCTTTTTTCAAATTTCAAATGGTACGGACTATCTGACAGTGAAGCCGAGACTATAGAGTGGCATTTGATAAATGAAGGCCGTGTTGTAGCAGTGAAATCTGAATTTAATCTTAAAAACCAGTCCCCAGATGGTATATTCATAGGCCGCTGGAATATGGAAGGAATAGAACCCCGTTATGACTTTTACGGTAAACCGTTGTCTATGGCGTGCTCGGGCCGGAACGGTACTATAGTACGAACCGACAAACAAGATAATTTTACAGTCGGCTATGATACTAACGCCATTACAGTAAATCAGCAAATGATACGGCCTATTATTTCATATACCGATACACTATGCTATATGCTTGATAACGCTTATCAGGCCTTAATGGTAGCCGCCGAGACTCGAAAGGTAGGAATGGTGTTCCAGTGTTCAAGCCAGGCATCAGCTAAACTACTCAGAAGTGTTTTAAGTAAAAGAAGTGATAATAACCCCTACATTGTAATTACAGGTGATATATCAAATGAAGTTGAAGTACTATTTAACAATAATGCATCAGCTATTGCTGAATATCACCAGCACTTTATGAATATATGGGGTATTGTTCTTGATATGCTGGGACTTGAAAATAATCAGCAAAACAAAAAAGAGCGAGTTATCGTTTCCGAAATGGAGCTCAACCGTTCACTATCCCGATATATAGGAGCTGACAGACTGAAAGCCCGGAAAAAATTAGCTGAAAGATTATCAGAATTATATGGTACTGATATTCAGGTAGAAAACTATCTTGCCGCTATGATAAAAGAAGAAGGTAATGAAGCCAACATATACGGTGAACAGGAGGACGTAAACAATGCTATACAGTGAATGGACTGATACCTATGGTTTATACCGGTGGTACAGAAAAGACGGCTCTCCGCGCATCCTAATGCCCCTGGATGGTAATTATAAAAGTATATATGATATCGTTACCAGAGAAGCGGACTTAAAATTTAATTGTTTTGAAATTCAGGATATGATATCTTTTACTAATGAATTTCTTAGCGAAGTGTCTACTGCGTGGATGAAATTTAAAACTGAGCTTGAACTGGTAACGGGTACTTTAAACGGAACTAACATTGACCCTAATGTGTTTGAAGCCGGGTACGACCGTACAACAACCCAAACAATAAAAGGAACTGTAGATGTTATCGGGACTACCAATACTAATATAAATAGTAATGATACAATAGGACAGAGAACCGATAATACTACAGTCAACACCTCAGATAAGGCAAGAAACATTCAATATAATCAAGGTGTACAAGCATTTGACACTGAAATAACAAACGATGATATAGGAGAGCTTGGCCGAAATTGGGCAAGTGGATTTTCAGACGCTGTACAGCTTGGCAACCAGAGCACAGAATTCAAACAGGGTGAACAGGAAAATACCTCATCGCAAACAAATAAAAGTAACGGTAACCAGAACACTACATCAGTAAATACGTTCAATGAAAATGTTCACGAAAAACGAATTAATTATTATGACAACCTCGCTTTTCTCCGTGACCGGTTTGACCGAATTGAAGATGTAAAACCGTTCTATGAGTATTTAATGCCTTGCTTTAAAACAATAACAGTTATGTCTAAAAATTGGTAATAAAACGACAAAGAGCCCCATCGGCTATACAACCGATGGGGTTCTTTGTCTGCTATTTTATCTTATAAGGAGAGATGTATACACATCATCTTAATTATACCATAGATAACATATATGTCAACTCCAATAGTATTATACCAAATATAAAAATAGTTATTATCTTAGCGCGCTTTTCTGTCATTGTTACACCTCAACTCCTGTTATTTCAAAGAAAATATCTTTATCGAAGTTAGGTATTGACATAACCGTTTGTCTGTCTTCTTCTCTCATCTTTTCCCACCAGTGAGTACAAGCTTCCTTGTATGTATAAAGCTTTAAATAGCCACCTACCGTCCTCTTTTCTTCTGTATTCATATCTTCTTCCGTATAAGATATCCACTCGGTTAACTTAAAGGGAGCAGATTGAATAGCAGTATAATATTTACTGTCGTAGAACTCTGAAGCGGTCATGTCTGACGGCCTGTTAAATAGGCGGATCTTATCTTCCTGGGTGCAAAATACGCCTGCCGAAAAATTGCAGAAATTAAAAACGCCTGTGTTATAGTAGCCTGTGTTATAGTTGCCTGTGTTATAGTCGCCTGTGTTATAGTAGCCTGTGTTATAGTTGCCTGTGTTATAGTAGCCTGTGTTGGCATAGCCTGTGTTATAGTTGCCTGTGTTATAGTAGCCTGTGTTGCGGTAGCCTGTGTTATTCATAATAACATCTCCTTTCCTTGTGTTCAAATTATATCAAGTATTGAAAATGCAATTGTGAACAATATATTAACTTTTTGTAAATAATATGTAGTTAGGCTGACCTAATTTTTTATGTAAACATATTTTGTTCAATTATAGGTGTGATATTTTGCACTGTATTATACAATGACGGCCTATAGTGTGCAGTGTCCAATAAATCGGACTTTGTTGGGGAAAATGTGTGCCATCGGGGGGAGGTACCCCCCTACTA